AAGCGGGGGCGATCCTCAGCAGCCGCGGCGGCACGCTTCGGACCGGGTTAGGGGGTTGACAGGGGGGGCGTCCGACGGGTCCCACTTGAACTCCGACCCCGCGGCGGTCATAATGGTCTGATAGCTCCCCGAACGTAGACCCGTTACGAAGAGGGTTGCGTTCGGGGAGATTCGTCCAAAAACTCAAGGTCCGTGCGACCGCACGGTTAGCCGAAAGCCCCGGTTTGGAGAGCCCCGGGGCTTTTGCATATCTGGTTGTCCTCAAAGGATTTTCGCGATTCCGCCGGCCCCCCGGCGCTCTCGGTTTTGACACGCAGAACGAGGGGTTCGCCCCGAACGCCCCCTGGCGACCCAACTTGGCCCCAGACTCTCAGACTCTCACCTCGATCCCGCCCGAGTAGTTAACACCCCCGTTCGGCAAGGGGGTACCGAATGCGACAGTTTCGATACCGCCGCAGATGTAGGTAGGTGAGCGGCGCCATGTGGCGCCGATTGCCAAGGAGGGGCCTGCATGGATGCGACGCGGACGCCACGTGCGGAAATGGAGTTCTCGCCTGAGGAACGACGTGCGGAGATCGCCGCCATCCTGGCCGCGGGCTTGGCCCGCATCGTAATGGATGGCGAAAACATGCCTGCGGAAAAAACCTCCGAATCCGGCAAAGAAAGGCCTTGAGCTTTCCGGCAAAACGAGGCTCAGTGTGCCTAACGGTTAACGACCGAGGCTGGTGACGGAGAGTAGCATGAGCAACGACATCAGGAAGCAGATCGCGGACCTTCAGAAGATGACGGCGAAAGAACTGCGGCAGCGGCACAAGGAGCTGTTCGGAGAAGAGAACCGATCATCGAATCGCCAGTACCTGTTCCGCCGGATCGCCTGGCGGCTTCAGGCGTTGGCCGAGGGCGGCCTGTCCGAACGGGCAAGGCTGCGGGCCGAGGAACTGGCCCGCGAAGCGGACATCCGCCAGACGCCGCCGCCGAACCTGGAGATGCCGCCCGCCCCGGCCAACCTGGCAACTGTGGCGGGCAGGATCGAGTTTACCCGCGACCAGCGACTGCCTATGCCTGGCACCGTGTTGACCCGCGTCTTCAATGGCCGTGAGTACCACGTCACAGTGTTGCCGAAGGGCTTCGAATACGACGGTGAGGAATACCGTTCGCTCAGCGCGGTGGCCCATGCCATCACCGGATCGCATTGGAACGGGTATCATTTCTTCGCGAACTCTCTTCACGAGAAACCGGGGCAATCATGATGCAAGAGACGAAACCAGTCCGCTGTGCCGTCTACACACGCAAGAGCACCGAGGAAGGCCTTCAGCAGGATTTCAACTCGCTCGACGCCCAGCGGGAGGCGGGCGAGGCCTACGTCGCCAGTCAGAAGGCCAACGGGTGGGTGTGTTTACCCGATCGGTATGACGATGGCGGCTACACCGGCGGCAACATGGACCGGCCGGCGCTGCATCGGCTCCTGGCGGATATCGAAGCCGGCAGGATCGACTGTGTGGCGGTCTACAAGGTGGACCGGATGAGCCGGTCACTCATGGACTTCGCCAGGATGATGGAGACCTTCGAGAAGCACGGCGTCTCGTTCGTCTCGGTCACCCAGCACTTCAATACCGCCACCTCGATGGGCCGGCTAATCCTCAATGTCCTACTGTCCTTCGCCCAGTTCGAGCGGGAGATCATCTCCGAACGGACGCGGGACAAGATCGCCGCCGCCCGGCGCAAGGGCAAATGGTCCGGCGGGGCCCCGGTCCTGGGCTACGACGCCCTGCGCGAGCCCAGCGGCTCGAAGCTGATCGTCAACCCAGAGGAGGCCGAGCGGCTTCGCCGCATCTTTGAGATGTACATCGAGTGCGATTCGGTTCTGCAGACGGTTCATCGCCTCGACGAATTGGGCTGGGTAAACAAGACCTGGACTACCAAGAAGGGCACGCAGCGTGGCGGCAAGCCGTTTGACAAATCGACCCTGTTCAAGCTGCTGACCAACGTCACCTATCTGGGCAAGGTCGCCTACAAGGACCAGATCTACAAGGGTGAACACGAGGCCATCATCGACGAGGCCCTGTTTCGCAAGGTCCAGGCGGTGTTGCGCCATAACCACAACACCGGCGGGGCCTTCGTCCGCAACAAGTACGGGGCAGTGCTCAAGGGTCTGGTCCGATGCAAGGCCTGCGGATGCGGTATGAGCCATCACTTCGCCACCGACAGGGGCAAACGGTACCGCTACTACGTCTGCGTCAAGGCCCAGAAACGCGGGTGGGCGAACTGTCCGGCCCCGTCCCTGCCGGCCGGCGAACTGGAGGAGTTCGTGGTCAATCAGATCCGAGCTCTCGGGCGAGACGACAAACTGGTCGTCGACGCGATCCGGCGAACGCTGAAACGTCTTCAGGACGAGATCGCCGAACTGCAAGAGCAGCGGATGGCGGTGGTGACCCGCGTCAAACACCTGGCTGCGAAGGTCCAGGAGTTGGCCAAGGACCCCGAAGCCGCCGACGAGCAGGCCGAGGTGCAGGACCACTTGGGCGAAGTCGAGCGTCAGGCAACGCAAATCGACGACGAGATCATCAAGGCGAGCCGGCGTCTGGTGGATGAAGACGAGCTCTTCGGGGCGGTGGAAGCGTTCGATCCGGTTTGGGAATCGCTGAGCCCCAGTGAGCGCGCCCGGATCATCCACCTGCTGGTCAAGCAGGTCGAGTATGACGCGGCGTCCGAGACGATCTCGGTGACGTTCCATCCCACCGGGATCACGACGTTGTCGAAGGAAGGAGCGGCGGCATGAGTGACGGCGAACTCGTTGTGACGCAGAAGGCCACCTTTTCAATAAGGCGGCAAGGACGGAGGAAGATCGAGACCGAACCACAACCAGTAGTCCCTCCGACCAACGAAGGCACTATTCCTCGTATCTCTCGGCTGATGGCGTTGGCCATCCATTTCGACCAACTCATCGGCTCGGGGGCGATCTTCGACCAGGCTGAGCTGGGCCGCCTGAGCCACGTCACCCGCGCCCGGGTCACACAGATCATGAACCTCCTTCACCTCGCACCTGACATCCAGGAGTCGATTCTCACACTCCCGCCCACCACGCAAGGCCGCGATCCAATCCGGGAACGTCACATCCGCCCTATCTGCGCTGCAATCATGTGGAGCGCACAGCGGACAAGGTGGGCCCGGCTGATGGCCGCAGGCCCTATGTTTCCCACTCCAGCATGACGCTGAGTTCGTCGGGGGCTGTGAGTTTTCGCATTTCGTGCTCTGCCCACACCAGTATTTGAATCGTAAGGTCATGGCAGCGAACGCGTTGCGGAATATGCCTCCAAAACGATCGAGAATCGTTTGCATCGCATCAAAACTCGTGATAAATACATTGGTGCGATGATCGAATAGGAGTCATGTCCAGGGGATCGGCCCCTGGAGAAATGGAGTTCACCCCAATGGCCAGTAGTTTCCGGCTGCGCCGTTTTTCCAGCCCGGCCACCCTCAAGCAAATCGAACCTGCTCTGCTTCTCAGATTCCTGGAGCCGTATCGCGGGTTTTTCTCCGGCCGCGGGCTCAGGCTGCCGCCCGAGGTCGAGGAGATCGGTTACGAGAGATTGGCGTGCATTCTCATGGCACCAGACGAGAATACCCCGGATGAGTTGCTCGATGCCCTGTTTTTCATCGACGAGCTCGCCGAGGAAAGCCTGTTCGATGATATCAGGGATCGAGCTGTTGACGCCGGACTTACCCTGGAGGAGCCAGATGGCCCGAGCTGCGCGGATTTGGCGGTCCGCGTCTGGCTGGCCGACCGCAATGTTCTGGAGCGGCTTCACGCCGAGCAGTTCCTGACACGGCCGAAACGGTTCGAGTCGTTCTTCCCGCGGCGGGATGTGTTGCCGGATATCCATGAACCGTCCACCGAAACGCTCGCGGCGCTCGAGGAGGACCTCAACGTCTGGTTCGACACGCACAAGAAGGGCCGGGGTACGCGTGTGTTCCCGTTCTTCCGCAACGATGGCGTCTGGTTCCTCGTCCGGCACGGCCAGCGTCTGAAACGCGAAGGAACGCTGGAACGCAACGGTGATACCGCGAGCATCTTCTACCGCCCCGAACAGTTCGACGTCCTGATCTACTACCCGCACGAGGGTGAGCTGACCATTCACACCCAGACCAAGGGTGAACGCGAGGCTTACTGCAGATTCCTGGGGCACCGTCTGTTCGGCGATTCATCTTTCTTCGACCTGGAGTCCACCACGCCCAAGTACACACTGGCGCCGCTGATCGAAAACGGGCGGGATGCGCTCGGCTGCAGCGATGTCGAGGGAATCCAGCGTATCCTGCTGACAGAACTCCAGATCTGCCATGATCTCGACGAGGTGGGCGTCGAGATCTACAAAGCCAACGACGCGCTGGCTTTCCTTGAAGCCATCGGCCGCTCGCTGGCACCGGACGCCAGACTGGTTCGCGTGAGCTTCAAAGTCTGGTTCGCCGGCGAGAACAAGCCCAGAACGGTGACGCTGCGCACGCCGAACATCGCCATTTTCGACCGGGAGTCGGACAACGAAATCATCCACCAGTGGCTGGCCAAGAGGGGATTCCTCTGCAAACGAGTTGAGGCGGTACATGCCGAGCCTGGAGAAGTTCTGGCAGTTCATTGAGGCTCGGCCGAGCGGCAGAGCAGTATTGGCAGAGTGGCGGAAGCGGACGGGGGAAGCATTCGAGGCCATCCGTGGCTTGCTCCACCCGACCGACGAGCCGGCCATGTCATATCCCAATCCCAAACCGTACGGCCTGCCGCTCCAGGTCGTCAACCATAGCGATGGATCGATCGTGGCTGTCTGCTCGGAAGGATCAGGGATCCGACTGGAGCTCAGTAGGGAAGCCATAGGCCTGTACCGGCTCAGTTTTGCGTCCCTGCGGGACGCGATGACCCAGGCTCTGTCGCTCCAGCCGTCGCGGGCGCCCGCAGCCAAGCCGCCGGCCATTGCAGTGGGCCAACTGGAACCACAGCCCGGCAGCGGCTTTCCCGTTCACCTGCTCGTGACCACCTCGCCCGAGGCACTGCGGACTCTCGTGCTGGAAGTTGTCACCAACGCCTCCACGCCATGCGTGATCTTGACGCCCACACGGCGGCGATGGAGCGACGCGTTGCAGGAGTATGTTCGGGCGCGACAGTCTTGTCTGATCCCAGCGAACGAAGTCGTCGAACTCGACTCGGCCGGGCGGTTTGTCGCCAGCGGCGTGTGGCCGACCTACCGGTCAGCGTTCCAGCGGCTGGCGATGCCGGAGTCGCTGGTACCGGCCCCGCCCCCGTTCGAATTCCGGAAATCGGGCCCGGTCTGGTTGCTCACCTACGAAGGGGTCCCCAGCCCCCTTCCCGACTCGAAAGGGCTGGCTGATATTCACTATCTGCTGACACATCAGGGGATGGAAATCCCCGTCATCAAGATGGTGGCGGATGTGACCGGCGACGTTCGCGTGTGCGCGGCGGGCGATGCGGGCCCGACGCTGACCGACGAGGCCCGAGACAGCTACGCCCGGCGCTACGACGATCTTGAGCAGCAGTTAGCCGAGGCCCGCCGAAACGAGGACCTTGGACGTATCGCAAGCGCCCAAGAGGAGATCGCTGCTCTTGCCACCGAGTTGGCGAAAGCAACAGGGCTTGGCGGCCGATCGCGAAAGGAAGCGGACGCCGCCGCCCGAATCTACCGGGCCGTCCGCGGCCGAATCACCGAAGCGATCAACAACATCCGCGAGGTGAATCCCAAGCTGGCGCTTCACCTCGACAACTCCACAAACACCGGGTTTCTCATGAGTTACAAGCCGGAGCGACACATCGAATGGTGCTTATGACCGACACGCCGGGCGAAATGTCACGCCCCGTCTGATTTTGTCACGCGACATCTGATGCCTCCCCCGCGAAGGGTGAATCCGGCGCGATTGCACTGGTGCCCCTCGCGGGCAGCAGACCCCACGAAGCGCCCTCGCCGGAGTCCTTCGTGGGGTTTTTTCGTGCCGATGGCACGGAAAGGCATTATCCATGATGTCCCCAGGCCAAACGTCGGCTTGCTCCCCCAGCGAAATCCTTGACGAGTACGCCTTCAAACGGATCCGGTTCCGGGCCGACCGGTTGACCGAAGCGTTCCGGCTCACCCCCGAAGACACCGAGGATCTGGCTCAAGACATGGCCCTCGAACTGGTGAAGGCCAGCTCTCGCTTCGATCCCACCCGTTCGCGCCGCCACACATTTGTTACCCGCACTCTGAATCGATTCTACAAGTACACCGCCCGACAGCTCGAGTCCCGGGCGCGCAGTCGCGAAAACTGCGCGAAGCCACGACCGGTGGCCCGCCACAGAGCCCCCGTCCTTAACGATCCGGGCAAGGGAGAGCTCAGTCAGCAGGGTCGGGTGGATCTGTCCCTCGACCTGACGCAGGTGATCGACCGGCTGCCTGCCCGGCAGCGAGAGATCTGTCTCCTTCTGGCCAACCACACGCCCAGCGAGATCGCAAACCAACTCGGGATGCATCGGGCCACCGTTCATCGGGAGATCGCGCAGGTGCGCTCGGCGCTCGTGGCCGCCGGTTTCACGAGGCATGGATAAATGCATGCGACAGTTGGCCGGCGTCCGCAGATGTAGGTAGGTGGACAGAGCGAGATCGCTGGGGAACCCGAATGGACGCCCGACTCCCAACCAGCCCGATCGTAGCGCCACCGGCACGGATGCCCACTTCGGCGCCGATCGCGAGCCACCAGGGGGCGCGATCACCATCCATCATCGCGAGGGCTGTGAGGAGGGTTGCATCGGATACCCAGCGTGAGCTGGGCGGGCGGTGAGTCTGGCCACCCTGCGAAAGCACGGGTGCCCGGCCGCCGAAAAAACGAGGCTCCCGACGGTGTGGGGGACGTCGGGAGCCTCGCCCGCCCGGTGCATGAGCGGAAGGTTTGCGATTCGAGGAACGAACGATGACTGACGACCTCGACCGTCCCTTGCCGGTCGTTCGCGTGGGGCAGGGGCAATACCAGCAGGATGTGTTCATGGACGGATTGAACCAGATCTTTGGCGGAGAAAGCTCCAACATGCAATCACTCAAGCAGATTCAACGCGGCAGGAAGGTGGCTCCCCGGCGCGCGCTGCTTTATGGCACGCACGGCATCGGCAAGTCCACCTTCGGATCGATGGCCGACAAGGCGATTTTCATTCAGACCGAGGATGGGCTCGGCGGAATCGAGTGCGACCGATTCCCTCTGGCGACCAAGTACGCCGATGTCCTGAACGCCCTGGCCGTCCTCTACACCGAGGAACACGACTACCGTACGGTGGTCATCGACTCGCTCGACTGGCTCGAACGGTTGATCTGGGCCGAGGTGTGCGAGAAGCGCGGCGTCTCGAACATCGAAGACATCGGCTACGGCAAGGGGTACGTTTTCGCACTGACGCCGTGGCGCGAGGTGCTGGCCGGCCTGGATGCGCTCCGCAACGAGCGGGGCATGACGGTCGTTCTGATCGCCCACGCCCAGATCGAGAAGTTCGCGAACCCGGAAACCGACACGTACGACCGCTACTCGCCGCGCCTGCACAAACAAGCCTCGGCATTGGTGCAGGAATGGAGCGACGAGGTCCTGTTCGCCACGTATGCCGTGCTCACCAAGACGACCGATGAGGGTTTCGGTCGCAAGCGCGTGCAGGGCATCGGCACCGGCGAACGGATCATCCGCACGACTGAACGGCCGGCGCATGTTGCGAAGAACCGCCTGAACCTGCCCGACGAAATCCCCCTCGACTATTCCGTGTACGCTGCGTTCGCTCGCGGCGAGAACCCATTTGCTGACACCGCAACCTCTACACAGGAAGGAGCCTGAAACCATGCCAACCCTGAACGGATTCAATGCGAATGACGTCGATCCAGCCGTCGGTTTCGATCCCATTCCACCCGGCAAGTACTTGGCGATCATCACCGAATCGGAGATGAAGGACACGAAGTCGGGCGACGGCAAGTACCTGCAGTTCACGTTCCAGATCCTGGACGGGGAATTCAAGGGCCGGATGCTCTGGACCCGGCTGAACCTCGAAAACGCCAACGCCACCACGGTCAAGATTGCTCGGGCCGAGCTGTCGGCCATCTGTCGGGCCGTGAATGTGATGGCCCCGAAAGACAGTGTCGAGCTGCACAACCTGCCACTGATCATCACCGTCGGCCACAAGAAGCGCAAGGACACCGGCGAGATCACCAACGTCATCAAGGGATACGAGCGCAAGGAGGCGATCGCCGCACGCACGGCTACGGCGGGCTCGAACAACGGAGCGCCGCCGTGGAAGAGGTAATCGACATTCCTCCCCTTCATTGCGACATGGCCTGGCGTGGAGAGGCAAGGCGGGCTGTGGCGTGGCACGGCGTGACGAGGATTGGCTTGGTGGGGTCTGGCAAGTTCAGGTGAGGCATGGCAAGGCACCACTGGCGGCGGAACAGTGCTGCGGTGGACGATTCGAGAGGTGAAGCGTAATGGCAGTAGCGGACGTAAAACCAACCGCCATTGGTCCAGAGGTCACGAACGGAGCGTCGAAAGCCATTGATCATAGTATTCCCTATCGGGTTGCGGTCACGATCCGCGGCAATGCCGATCTGCTGTTCCATCGATGGAACTGTGAAGCGGTAGAAGCCAAGGCGAGATCGGCCAAGGGTTCGGCCGCGAAGAAAACCGACGATATCGAATCCTACGTGTATCGCAACGATGACAATCATCTGTGCATCCCCGGAGAATACTTGCGCCAGTCGATCATCGGCGCAGGGAAGTTCCGACAGGATCCTCGTTCTCCCCGGAAATCGGCGCAGGATCTGGTGAAGGCGGCCATCATTGGCTTGACACCGCTGGCCAGTCTGGGGGTGACGGAATGGGATTATGAGCACCGGTGCCGCGTCCAGGTGCAGCGCAACGGCGTGACGCGTGTGCGCCCCGCGATCAGCGCCGGCTGGTCGGCAACATTCATGCTCATGATCAATCTGCCGGAATACGTGTCGCCCGAGATGCTGCACAGCTTGATCACCGATGCGGGGAGGCTCATCGGCATCGCGGATTTCCGACCAACTTATGGGCGTTTCCAAGTCACTCGGTTTGAGCTACTTCGTGATTGAGATTAATCGGATCAGGCTAGGCTGGGCTTGGCACGGCCTGGCGGGGTGGGGCTAGGTGGGGCAAGGCATGGCATGGTTTTCTTGAATCAAAGGACCTCCCTCTTGGAATTCACACTTCCCTTTCCGCCGTCGGTTAACCGCATCTATCGGAATATCCGAGGGCGCACACTGCTCAGCCGGGAGGGCCGGACGTACCGCGAGGGCGTCTGCGCCCGCCTGGCCGGCGGCGGGCCGCGTAGGCCGCCGGCGGGAGGTCGGATCGCGCTGTGCATGGACGCTTTCCCCCCGGACCGACGCAGGCGCGACCTCGACAACATCCAGAAGCCGGTGCTCGACGCACTTGAGCACGCTGGCGTCTACGAGGACGACAGCCAGGTCGACTTGCTGATCACGCGGAGAGGACCGGTGTCGGATGGCGGCAGCATCCGTGTGCAAATCGAACCCCTGCCACTCGCGAAGTGTCCGCTCTGTGGAGGGGTTATCGCTTTGGGAGTGGGATCGAATTGAGAACAGCCTACGTCACCGCGCATTTCGCGTGTTCTACGAGAGGTCGTTCGCCAGTGAGATCGATCCGGTCGCGCGGTTTCTGAAGGCGCTGAGAGCGTCGCGTCGGCCCATCCGCAGTCGGAAACTGGCCTATGAGTGGTACCGCCGATACCAGCAATGCCATCACGGAAAGCCGCCCCCTGCATATACCGACATTGCGAGCATATCAGCGTGAAGCCGTCGATGCGGTGTACCACCACCTGCGTGAACGGGATGACAACCCGTGCGTGGTGATCCCCACCGCTGGTGGAAAGACACTCGTCATCGGGACGATCTGCCGAGACGCCGTGCAGCTGTGGAACGGCCGCGTGTTGATCCTCGCGCACGTGAAGGAACTGCTCGAGCAGGCCGCTGAGAAGCTCCAGCGGATGGCCCCTGACCTGCCCGTCGGGATCTACTCGGCCGGCTTGAAGCGTCGTGATCTGGGCTACGCGGTCACGATTGCCGGTATCCAGTCGGTATACGAGAAGGCCGGCGATGTGGGGCCCGTGGATCTCGTGATTGTTGACGAAGCCCATCTTATTCCCCCGGAAGGCGAGGGGATGTACCGCACTTTCCTGGCGGCGATGAAGGAGATCAACCCGCAGGTCCGCGTCATCGGCCTGACGGCTACGCCGTTCAGGATGAAAACGGGAACCATCTGCGCGCCCGAGAACATCCTCAACGAAATCTGCTACGAGGTCAGCGTCCGTGAGCTGATCGTGCAAGGGTACCTGTGCCCGTTGCGCACCAAGGCCGGCTCGCAACGCCCCGACTACGACCAGCTCCACATCCGTGGCGGCGAGTACGTGGCCAACGAGGTCGAGGCGTTGATGGACGACGACGCCTTGGTCGGCTCCGCCTGCCGGGAGATCGTCGAGCACACCAGGGATCGCAAGTCGGTGTTGATCTTCGCATCGGGGGTTCAGCATGGCGAGCATATCGCCCGCGTGCTCAAGAACGTGCACCGGGCCGAATGCGGCTTCGTCTGCGGCGAGACGCTGCCGTTCGACCGCAGTGAGACGCTGGGACGATTCCGCGAGGGCAAGCTCAAGTTCCTGTGCAACGTCAACGTGCTGACCACCGGCTTCGACGCCCCCAACATCGACTGTGTTGCCCTGGTCCGGCCGACGCTGTCGCCAGGCCTGTTCTATCAGATGGTCGGCCGTGGCTTCCGCCTGCACCCGGGTAAGGGGAGCTGTCTCGTCCTCGACTTCGGCGGCAACGTCATGCGTCACGGCCCCGTCGACCAGCTCCGCGTGAACGACCCTGGTGCCAAAGGTAATGGCGATGCGCCGGCCAAGGAATGCCCGAAGTGCCACGAGATCATCGCGGCGGGCTACGCGACGTGTCCGGCGTGTGGTCATGAGTTTCCGCCGCCAGAGCGACAGAAACACACAGGGACAGCAAGCAACGAAGGAATCCTGTCAGACCAGGCCACACGCGTCGAGCGGCAAGTCGAGGGTGAAACCTATTCCGTGCACGTGAAACGCAATGCGCCGCCGGAAGCGCCGCGCACGATGCGCGTCGACTACCGACTCGGCTGGCAGCATTACGTCTCCGAATGGGTCTGCTTCGAGCACACGGGGTACGCGCGGCAAAAGGCCGAGGCCTGGTGGCGGCGGCGATCGAACGATTCCGTGCCCGGCGATACCGAAGAAGCCGTCGAGCTGGCTCACGCCGGTGCGCTGGCCAAGACGCTCTCGATCACCGTCGAGCACAAGCCGGGCGACAAGTACGCCCGCATCATTGCTCACCAGCTCGGGCCGAAACCCGCCAGGCTGGAGTCCGAAGAGGATCTGCCCGAGTACGTGCCGGCCAGTGACGACACGGATTTGCCGTTCTGAGGAGAGAGCCCGCAGTGTCAATGCTCGACAAGGTCATGTCGTATCAGCGGGCCGGGCTGTGCGTGCTGCCCGCGCTACGCGACGAGAAGCGGCCGGCGATGCCGCGCTGGAAGAACTTCCAGAAGCGGCTGCCTACCGAGCAGGAGCTGCGGACCTGGTTCAGCGATGCCGATGCCGCGTGCCTGATTACCGGCGCCGTCTCTGGCAACCTCGAGCTGATCGACTTTGACCTGGGTGGTGAGCTGTTCGAGCCGTGGGCCGAAAGGGTCCAACAGCGCTCGCCCGGCCTGCTCGAGCGTCTGGTCATCGAGCGTTCGCAGAGCGGCGGCCGGCATGTGGTCTATCGCTGTGCCGAGCCAATTTGTGGCAATCTCAAGCTCGCGCAGCGGACGATCGTTACGTCCGACGACCAGGCCATCGAGATCGGCGGCAAGACATTCCGCCCGCGCAGACACGAGGATCACTACCAGGTCGTCATCGGCCTCATCGAGACACGCGGCGAAGGCGGCCTGTTCCTGTGCGACCCAACGCCGGGCTACGAGCTGCTGCAGGGACAATTCGAGGAATTGCCCGTACTGACTGCTGATGAACGGAACACGCTGCTCGATGCCGCCTGGTCACTTAACGAATCCTCGGAGGGAACGTCCGTCCCTTCGCCTGCGTCCACAGTCGACGACCGCCCCGGTGACGACTTCAACGCCCGTGGCGATGTGCGCGCGATCCTCAAGCAGCACGGTTGGACCCTTGTCCGTGGGGGCGAGAATGAGCATTGGCGCCGCCCGGGCAAGGATACCGGCTCGTCGGCCACGCTCAAGGACGGCGTGTTCTATGTGTTCAGCTCCAATGCCGCACCCTTCGAGCCCAACCGGGGATACTCACCCTTTGCGGTGTACGCGACCCTTGAACACAACGGCGACTTCACCGCCGCCGCCAGAATGCTTCAGCAGCATGGCTACGGGCAAAACGTGCCTGAGCCGACCGATGTCGATCTATCCGCGTTCAACATATCAGCCGAATGTGAGCCTGCGACCCTGCAACCGCCGAGTATCTGGGAAATGATCCAGCGGCATCCCAATCTGCGTGAACCCGTGATTCACGGCCTGCTGCGCCGCGGCGAAACGATGAACATCATCGCACCCAGCAAAACAGGAAAGAGCTGGCTGGTCAACGACCTGGCCCTGGCGATCGCCACGGGCAAGCCCTGGCTGGGCACGTTCCACGTTGAACGCGGCGATGTGCTCATTCTCGACAACGAGCTGCATCCTGAAACCAGCGCGCATCGCATCCCGAAAGTCGCCGACAAGCGTGGCATCCTCATCGAGGACTACGGCAAACGAATCTTCGTGCAGAACCTGCGCGGCAAGCTGAAGGACGTGTTCACGCTGTCGGCCTTCTTCGAATCCCTCGAGCCCGATCGATTCCGCGTGATCATCCTCGACGCATTCTATCGGTTCATGCCCCGCAACATGGACGAGAACGACAACGGCACGATGGCCAGTCTGTACAACCACATCGATCGATACGCCGACCAGTTGAACTGCTCATTCATCCTGATCCACCACTCAACCAAGGGCAACCAATCCGCCAAAGCGGTCACGGACGTCGGGGCCGGTGCCGGCAGCCAGAGCCGGGCCACGGACACTCACCTCGTCCTGCGTCCTCACGAAGAGCCCGGTGCGGTCGTTCTCGAAGCGGCCGTCCGATCCTGGCCGCCGCTCGATCCGATGGTCTTGCGCTGGCAGTATCCGCTGTGGGAACCAGCCGAGGATCTCGATCCGACCCAGCTCAAGAGCGAGAAGCCGAAGCGAGCGAAGCCGAATGCGAATGAGCCAGCCGAGCCCCCGACGTGGAGCGTCGAGCGATTTGTCGAGGTGTTCCTGTCGGATCAGCCCGCCACGAAGGCGCAGATTCGAGAAGCGGCCAAAGACGAGCCCGGCCTCTCTTGGCGCCGCGTCGCAGACTTGCTCGACGTCGCCGAGTCGCAGGGGATGGTCCACCGTTGGCGGCTGGGCCAGGCCCATCGCGTGCTCTACGCGACCGTCCCGCAATCCGCTGACGAGGAGGTGTGTGCATGAAACCGGTGTTCTGCTCGCTCGTGCGCGCAGCGCTCAAGCGCTTCGCCGAAGCGCTCCAGCGAAGTCGCAGACCTGTCTCGGCGGTTTCGCTCGTGCGCGCGCACCCCCCATACCCCCCAGGGGCGTGCGCTCGAGCGACGCCCCCTGGGTTCGCTCGTGCGCGCGCGCTTCAGCGAAGCGCTCAAGCGAAGCCGGAAGGCATGGGTCCTCCCGACGGAAAGCCGCCGCCTAGGCCCGCGGGAACAGCCGCTAACCAAGACAGACTTTGTTTGGCCTGTCCGGTTTATCCCGGGGCGACCACGGGACGCGTTGGGGGCCGACGTGGGCGGGGTTGGACCG